TGTAAAAGAGCAATTGCGAGATGAAGAAAGAATTACAATTGCATTCAATATGATTGGGCCTTCATTTCTTAAAGATACTAAGAGTGATGATTACCTTAATTTACAATATCAATAAAGTGATGCCGTTTGATGCCTATAAATCGTATCTTTCTTTGAAGAATCATTTTACTAAAGAAAAATACGATTACCATAAGTATTGTGGTAAAAGTCGTGCCACAGTAAAGTCTTTCTATAAACGTAAAGATCGCTTCTGGTTTGAAAAATTAGCACGTAACAAATCAGATAAAGAAGTAATTGAATTCTTTGTGTCTAACTTCATTGATTGCACTGATCCTGCGAAACTTTGGATTGGTGAAATGATTCGAGAAGGTGAAGGTAGATACATGTCATGGAAGAAACGCACTCAATCTCTCTCTTATCTTTTTAAGGAAGAAACGAGTAAAGTGTTCAGTGACAATAATATTGATTCAATGTTTGCCTTAGATGGATCAAAACATCCGCAAATTCTTAAAGAATATCTTAAAGGCAATATCTCTATTGAAACTATGGTAATCTTGGATCTTATCCTTGGTTATAAAAATAAATGAGACAATCAATTGACAGATCCGGTGTGGACAACTGTTAGTTTAAAATTAAGAAAGTACACACCTTTTCTAAATATAGATGTATTTCGTTACAAAAAAATATTGAAAGAAGTAGTTTTAGGAGAAGCATGAGTTTTTTTGATTCTGAAGTAGTCCGCGCAGAAATGACGGAAATTCAGGAACTTCAAGAAGAAGTTTATAGTAGTGTTTTTAAGTTTCCCTCTATGAATACAGAGGAGAAAAAGTTTCATGTCTCTCTTCTGGAAAGACTTCTGGATAAACAAAAGGTTCTCTATACGAGACTGAGTTTGTCCGATGATCCTGAAGCAAAGATGATGAAAACCCGTATTGTAGAATCTGCTACAATGATGGGGCTTCCGAAAGACGTTGACATTAGTGTCGTATTTTCTAATATGGGAAATATGCTTGACGCCATGAAGAAGCAGATTGACATTCAGGGTTCAGACATGTAGAATGACGAAGTACCCAAAAGCCAAATCTCACAAATACAAAAAACAATGTCCTTTTCTGATCTCAAAAAGCAATCTTCCATTGGTTCTCTGACTTCTAAACTTGTCAAAGAAGTAGAGAAGATGAACAACAGCGGTGGTGGAGGTGATGATCGCCTCTGGAAACCTGAAGTAGATAAAGTTGGTAACGGGTTCGCTGTCCTCCGTTTCCTTCCTGCCCCAGAAGGAGAAGATCTTCCTTGGGCAAAGATGTACTCTCATGCCTTTCAAGGCCCTGGTGGTTGGTACATTGAGAATTCTCTCACAACTCTGGGACAAAAAGATCCCGTATCAGAGCACAATCGTGAACTGTGGAACAGTGGTATCGAATCTAATAAAGATACTGTTCGTAAGCAGAAGCGCAAACTGTCTTACTATGCAAATGTTTATGTTGTGAAGGATCCCACTAATCCTCACAACGAAGGTGGTGTCTTCCTTTATAAGTTTGGTAAGAAGCTCTTTGATAAGATCATGGAAGCAATGCAACCTGAGTTTGAAGACGAAACTCCTATCAATCCTTTTGACTTCTGGCAGGGTGCAAACTTCAAACTGAAGATTGTCAAGAAAGATGGTTACTGGAACTATGATAAGTCTGAGTTTGAAGCACCTGCTCCTCTGCTGAGCGATGATGATGCTATGGAAGCAATCTGGAAGAAGCAGTATTCTCTCGCCGGACTGACTGCTGAAGATCAGTTCAAGTCCTATGAAGATCTTGAGCGTCGTCTGAAGTATGTTTTGGGACAGAAGTCTCGCACTTCTTCTCCTGCAGATGAAGAGACTGAGTATGATGACTATGCAGCAAAAGAGTCTGCAGAGCGTCAGATTCAAGAGTCACTGACACGCTCCAAACCTGACTTCAATTCTCCTGATATCACTGCATCTACACCAGTTGTATCTAAAGATGAAGATGAAGATGATGCACTTTCGTACTTCCAGAAACTGGCAGAGAGTTAATTAAACAATCTAATATCTTCACCTCTCTTTAAGGTTCTACTCACATATTGAGTGGAACCTTTTCTATATTGCATCAATCTTTGAGTATCTTCAAGAATGATTTCAATATATTCTGGTTTCAATAGATAGATATTTCTTTTTGCTTCTTCTTTACGAACTTCATAAACATAGTTTGTAACTGCATCTACTTCATTCGTTCTTATAACATATTGATTCCTCTGTCTATCAAAGTATTCAACCTTATAATTTTTAGGAACAGTCAAACCTTTAGGCGTTACAATCTCCCCAGAATCATTCTTTAGTTCTCTGGTTTCATAGTGATGAATATTTTCTGTATTCTCAATACTTCCATATTTTTTTATTAAGAAGTCATCAAATGCAGATTGATTCATTGGCCACTCATTCTGGATATTGACAATATTATTAGAAAGAAGGACTAACCAATCAAATGTTTCATCGCCGTAGATATCAAAGGCAACATTATCAGGACGATCATCACCAACAATTTGATATTTAGTAAAATATGCTAAGTTATCAAGAATATCTTGACGAAGTTTTACTCTTTTAAATAAATTTTTTACAACCTGATAGTCACCAATACTTCTGCCATCAGAGTCTCTGTTGACATAATCGAAATTTGGTACTTGTCTGAAATAACTTGCCATTAGTAACCTATGTGATCGAGAGGAACTCCATTATCACCAAGAAAGGCTTCATCAGCGTCTGCCAAGGGCCCTGATGATGTATTTGGATCACCAAGATAATCATCTTCAGTAATTGGATCAAGTTCTTGGAACGTCATATCTATTTTGTAAGTAGTCATTGTCCTGTCTGGATCATCAAATGTCATATATGTTGATCCATCACCATATGATGTATTTAGATTAATCAATGCACATTCTTTAATTCTTCCTATTGAAGGATGATCATTACCAGTATTTCCTAAAATATATTTTATTGTAAATGTATTGGGACTTACTATAAAAATATTGTTTTGATCACTTTTTACAGACATTCCTTGCTTGAAAAATCTTATAATTTTTTTAATTTGAGTTGCTTCTGTTCTGCTTCTTGCTGACATTGTGAATGAAAAGTTAAAAGTTCTCATTTCAGGTGCTTGAAACAAGAGTTCCATATTAGGATTTAGGATACCACCACCAATTCTGGAAAACATTCCATTTCTCCCCATGGCCATTTCCGCTAATCTTATACGTAATACTGACATCATATTTGAACCGAGTTCCCCTCCCAGAACTCTTCTAAGTTCTTCTGGATCTGCTTTAAGTGCGGTATCTAATAATTTAGCACCCGATTCTACTGCTGCTGCTGGATTTAATGCAGCACCAAATCCTAAAGCACCTACTATATCAAGAGAGTCTTTATCAAATTTTACTTTATTAGAATCTGAAATGCCCCCAGGAATTGGGAGAGTCACAGATCCATTGATGCCTTGGGTAGTTCGTTCTCCTAAACCTAACCTGCCTTCTTTTAGATCAAATTTTATATTTCTGGAACCCGAAATATAACGCATCGAAAATCTTATTCTATCTTGCTTTGAAGTGGCAATGGTTTCTGGATAATACAGATTTTCATACTCTTTTCGTCGCCTTCCCTGAATTAATATATTATCTTTTCCTAATATGTCTGAAATATTGCCGATAAAATCAAGTGCTTCTTTCTCTGACTCTGTATTAGAATATTCGGGATAATATTCTCTTATCTCTTGTATAGGTTTACCAGTTTTACTTTTTACAGATTCAATTGATGCTGCATTTAAGTTTGCTGTCAATGAAGTTTTGCCAGTTTTATCTATCTCAAATTGAAATTCATTACTGGTGCCATATGTTGTCAATTTTGAACCAGCCCCTCTTTTTTCAATGGGGCCCGATGATGTTAATAATAATAATCTTCTCCCATGAGTTGGAGAAATACTTAAACTGTCATACCCATCTTTTTTTGCAATTTCATTATATCTTGCTTCGGTTATTTTCTCATATACTTCTGTTTTCTTAGGTTCACCATCATCACCTTCAATAGTCGTTACTGTAATATAATTTTTACCATTAAATGGTATAGTATTACTTTCTACACGTTCAGACATTTTTAGAAGATTTTTTTTCTATTTATGGGTTAGTGAGATAATATGCATAAGGTATATCAAGTAATGATTGAAGTTCACTTGCTCTGACAAGATGCAAACTTCCTCGTATCTCATTCCAGGTGTAGTTTCTTACTTGATTCCAGTGAAAATTAAGTCCACTGAATCCCCATCGATTTACACTAGTCACAGCGACTAATGGATGTTGATCATACTTAAGTCTAGGGGTTTTTGCATTGTAGATATACGTATATACTTCACCGAGATCGGGAATAACCACAGTTTCATTTAATATTGCCATTATCTCAAGCATCATTTCTTCGGGATTACCTAAGTCTCTGATAGAATCTTTTTCACGTTCAATGCGATTATTTCCTACCTGTTCTTCAAATTGATGTTCATCTGCAGTTTGTCCTTCTTCACGTTTTAGACGCTTTTCTTCTTCTCTTGCATCAATTTGTGCCTTCACTTCTTCATAGGAAGGCCCACCTGCTCTTCTTCGTTTAGCCCTTCTTGCCATAATTGATACCTAACTCGTCTTCTGTGATGATTTTAAATTCGATCATTCTATCAGCACACCATTCACGAGCTGCATTCCACTTTGCTTGATTAATAGCATAGGTTTTGCATTCAAACAAAGAAGACTTACTAGTTGGTTTTTTAGTTTGCTTCTTTGGTTTAACTTCAATAACATATGTCTTCACTTGTCCTGTGCTTTCCTTCACTTTTATGATAAAATCGGGAAAGTATCTATGAACTCTTTTGTCAACTGGTGACAAGTATGGGATAAAGAATTCTTCACTACCCCACTCAAGGATATTTTCAGTTAAGTCGCACCACTTACAGAAACGTCTTTCCCAGTTGCTTCTGCATATAATATTATTCGCATTTCCTTTATATTTTTTAGGATTGGAAGGATTGTAGATACTTTTCTTACTAACTCCCATACATAATATATACGGTAACAACTATTTAGATGGCAACGGCAAAACCGACTAAAAAAACAGTTGCTGATTTAAAAACAAATATATTAAACCCAGCACTTACATCTACATATGAATGTACCTTCACTTTTCCAGCATTGGTTAAAGATTGGACTAATAGTCAATCTGGAATTGGCAATGGTATAGACGCGATTAAGGAAACAAATATTTCAATCGCTTGTAGAGAAGCGTCACTTCCTGGCAGTTCTTTAGCAACTCATGAGATGTTAAATGATTTTACTGGTATAAGAGAAAGACATGTATATAGAAGACAATATGACGAAAATGCATCATTTACATTTTTTGTTGATGTAAATTACGATACAATTTTTCTTTTTGAAAACTGGTTAAATTTTATTGTCAATCAAGATTCATCTGATCCCACTGTAAATAATCCAAATTATTCTTATAGGGTAAATTTTCCTAATGAGTATAAATCTCAAATTTTTATAAGAAAATTCGAGAGAGATTATGCTGGAAGAAATTTGGAATATACATTTTTTGATGCATATCCAAGTTCAATTAATTCGATGCCAGTTACTTATGATCAATCTGATGTTCTTCTTTGCACAGTAAACTTTAATTTCTCTCGTTATGTAATCAATGCTACTGCTCCTATAATTAATCCATCATCGGAAGCAGTGCAAGACTTGATTGATCAATCTTCAGAATTCTTTGGAGGTATTCTTCCTCTAGATCAAAACTTTGATATTGGAGATCTATCATAAATACACATACCGAATAACATATCATGCCTTTACCAAAAATTTCTACACCAACTTATGAGTTGGAATTGCCTTCAACTGGAAAAACAATCAAGTTTCGTCCCTTTCTTGTCAAAGAAGAAAAGTTATTAGTTCTTGCCTTAGAAAGTAACGATACGAAAGAAATCACCAACGCTATTAAGGCAGTATTAAAGGATTGTATTCAAACACGAGGTATCAAAGTAGAGAGTCTTCCTACTTTTGACATTGAATATTTGTTCCTTAATATTCGTGGCAAATCTGTTGGTGAAGAAATTGAGGTAAGTATTCTCTGTCCTGATGATGGGGAAACTTATGCTGAAGTACAAATTAATATTGATGATATAAATGTTTTAAAAGATAGTAAACACTCTAACAAAATTAAAATTGATGATGAGTTGATGATGGAAATGAGATATCCTTCATTGAATGAGTTCATTAAGAATAATTTTGATTTTGAAACCACCAATCAAGTAGATCAGTCATTTGATCTTATTGCATCTTGTGTAGATAAAATTTATTCTGAAGATGAAGTATGGGCATCTGATGATTTCTCTAAAAAAGAAATCATGGAATTTTTGGAGCAAATGAATTCTTCTCAATTTAAAGAAATTGAAAAGTTCTTTTCTACTATGCCCAAGTTAAGTCATGAGATTGAGGTTTTAAATCCAAAGACTAATAAAAAAGGAACAGTAGTTCTTGAGGGACTTTCAAGTTTTTTCGCGTAGCACTCTCCCATATGAATTTGGAGAGTTTCTTTAAATTAAATTTTTCTTTAATTCAGTTTCATAAATACTCATTAACAGAGATTGAAAATATGATACCTTGGGAGAGAGATGTGTATGTCGAACTCTTAAGATCTCATTTAGAAGAAGAAAAACTTAAGATGCAACAAAAAAATGGCTAGAAGAAGTAAGGCACAGATAAGAAAGGCTTACAGCAGAATGCTGGGAGAGGATCTTGTCGCCAAGCTTTCTGATGAGCAAATTAGTATAATATCAAAATATTACAACTCTTTGAGTGGTGACGAATCTAGTAATTTAGATTCTCGTATAATGATGGGGTATAGTGATACCGTCTTGCATGAGATGGCGAGAGATATGATTGATGAAAATGATGACTCTAAGGAGGAGGATTTAGATGATCTTTTAAAGTCCATAAGATCTGAAAAAGAAGAAGAATTTGGAAGAAAATTTTTTGAGAACAAGCTCGGCAAAGATGTTGTATCTAAACTTTCGGATGATCAAATAAAAAAATTATCTGAATACTATAATTCTCTCCCTCCTAAAGAAAGGGAAAAAACTGATGAAGCAATAGCAAAGAAGAGAGGTGAATTTGTTGATATTGCCAGAGGTATGGCGGGAATCAAGTTCGTTGAACTTAATGAAGATGAAAAACAAAAATTTACTCCAGATGCAGTAGAAGTTGTACAAGGCCCTATATTGCCCCCCAAAGAAGAAGGTGGTGATGTTTATTCTCCAAGAAAAAAATTAAACACATCAAAGTTTTTTGATAGTGATAAAACAAACAAAGAATTAATTAATGATTCTATAGATGATCTCATCTCAGGAGTTGATGCCTCTGAAAGTAATAAATTAAAATTCAAGAAATTTGTTCTTGATATAACATCATTAAAACCTGAAGTTGAACAACCTAATCAAGAACCTCCAATAATTGGAGAGCAATCTTTTAATTCGCCAAA